GGCGCGCCATAAGTAGTTATGAAAACCTACCAAGCGTGCGTATGTCCACCGGTCCTTAACATAAAAAGGACGAATATTTATCCCATGGAGGTAATCCCCACCGCAAGACTCACGAAAAGGTGTCGATCCATTAAAAGATTTTGATGTATTAATTTCAAAACCTAACTTTGGAAAGATATCGTAAATCAAAGGAACAGTAGCATTGTCAACGACTAGGTCGTCGCCAAATACTGTGACTCTTTGAAGCGGAGTAAACTCCGCACCAAAAGCTTCACATAGTTCCTGTTGTGTGAGGGTTTCCACCTCTCTACAAGCATCAGCAACAGCCCAGAAAATAAGAGATTCTAGTTCGAAAGTGTAGCCGTTTCCCATTGAGGAAAACTTCTCCATCTCGAATGTCGTAAATCCATCTTCTATGACTGTGCTGCGCCAAGTGTCTAGGAACTCGAACCATGGAAAAGGTAAGAGATCTAGAACAAGATACGTGCTTATAGAGTCAGAAGCGCTACGAACATCAATAGTGGCAGTTAAACCATCTATTGAACCCTCGCGGGCACGTTCGCGATTAATCGCTTGGTCTTTTAAATTAATATTGACCTGCGACATCAAACGATTTTTCAAATAAGCACCGATACCCTTCTGAACAAACGTGTTCAAGAGAGGCTCGATAATTATAGATCTATCCGTTTTAGCGTTCTTTGGAACGAAGGAAAGTCTAGCGTAACCCGTTCTTGCTTTACCTTTGTGAAGGTAAGCATAGAGCGGAACGGTAGCCCAAAGCTCTTGCAATACAGCTTTGGCATTCCTACTACATACGGGTGTCGCCTCGAATTTAAATCGGGCTGACGTTTTTGTTTTTACCGTTGTAGCGCTACCTGGACCGAAGCCAAGCTTAAGATCGGATAATGATGGTACTTCACCAAGAACATAAGAGATTTTCTGCTGAGCGATAAAAAGAATACGCTCAACATCCGGGTCACACGACCCAGACTCTTGTGAATTTCGTAAGTAATCATTTACCTTTCTACAGGCCTGTTCGGATCTGGAAAACTCAATTCTGGCGACAGAAGTTCTGTCTCGTCCGATGTCAATGTCTGCATTTTTTGTAAATAGTGCAGCACGTTGTCGAGCGAAACGGACTCCTTCAATGGAACCAAAATCGTATTCAAAAGTATCGTGCTCAATATAATAAGACGCCAGGTGTTCGATAGTCCCACTAAGATCACACTGTGATCCGAGGGATTTACGAG